TTCTTAGAACTTCATCAATTGGTATATCGTAAAGTCTACGTGTACCAACTATTTTACGTGTACCTGGAATAAGTACTGGATCTAGACCAACAAAAGGCCCGCGTGGGCCGGGTGGTTCAGCCGGTGGTCTTGGTGTAAACGTTCTCTCTGTTACACAGTAATCAGGCTGCTTACCAAGATTACAAGTTCTAGCCCAATAATCCGCAACGGTGTTTATATCAGCTTTTGGTTGAGCCAATCCAGGTCTTACAGATTGAGTTGGATCTTGTAAGTTAGAAACAACAGCTACAAGATCAATTGTTCCACTGGAAGAGGTGTCTGGTACTATTACCGTTTCACCGTTTGCTGCAGTCTGTTTTATAAATCTAGGAGCACTCTTGACTCCAACACTTGCCTGCTCGATAATTGCTTGTCTTAGTCTTTCTGTTGTTATTCTAGTACCACGAGTTCTACGAGTACCAACTACACCATTTTCTACAGCATTGGTATCCGTTTCGTTGAATTCATCAACGTATGATGATATATCAATGTATCCGAGTAGTTCTGGCGTATATGAAAATGAACTCAGGTTATTCGCGTCAACACCAAACAATCTTGCATTTCCAGATGGATAACATGTTCTGTAGATTGGCAACAGTATTCTACATCCTGCCTCACCTGGTCGTTTTGAAAATTCAGGACAACCAAATGAGTATCGATAATCACAAGTTGGTTCGTTATTGATGATAACAGGGGGTGGTGGGGGTACTGGTGGGAAAGTGATGTCATCTATAATTCTAGTCCCGCCTGATAAATCAGTACCACCCCGTTGAGGTGCTAAGTCAGGATTGGTTCTACCACCAACACTGGCGTCCACTGGATTTGGTGTGACGATATTACGTCTACCAGTTATATCTACAAGTTGACTTCCAGCATTTAGAGTTGGGGAGTCTACAAATGTAAGTGCCTGAGTAAGATTTCTAGCGGCTACAGCACTTTCAAGTGCAATACCCTCAGAGTTGGCAAGTGATTGTTCAGGAGATATACCAAATCTTTGAACAAACTCGTTACGAATGAGTCCAGCTGTAATTGTATCACCCCTTTGGAGCGCTGACTCATAATCTCTTCTAAGTGACAATTCTGAAAATGTTGTTGCCATATGCGTTTATCTCAATAATCTAGTTTAACTTTTATAACCAACTCTCTATCAAATGACTTCTTTACAGGTTTACTTAGTTTTGCAACCGCAAGCAATTCCTGATTATCGTCATACAAACCAATCGTAGTAACATAAACCTGTGGATCACGCACCATTGAATCATATTTCACTACACCCGAACTACCACTAATAAAGCTATCATTCGTTGTATAGTTGTACTCACCATTGAACAGTCGTACAAAATAGTATGTTGAAGACATTACTTCACTTGTTCTACCTTGAAATGACCATGATACATCAGCCGCCATAGCTCCACTTATAGCAGTGAATAACTTGAAGGCGTTATCAAATCCACTTCCAGTCGCAGGAACACGTTCTGTATTGAATGAAGCAGATGCATCAAGTGCCTGTCCATTCAATACTATAACACCGCGGTCTGGATAGAATAATCCCCACGGTGTTGTGTCTGATGTGTAAATACCGTTCGCGATAGAACCACTTCTAACATTGAAAACTCTACCACCTAATTGTGCTAAGTCAGTTGTTGATGCCGAAGAATCATCTATCAATGTGATGTAGTTATCTCCTGAACCCGAAAATGAAAGTTGCCATGTCTTTGTATCCATTCTATCTTTGAATCTGGCTCGGTTTACGTTTACAACGTATATGTATTCGGATGTCTCACCACCAGAGAACGTAAATAAGGTATCGCCGGCATTCAAAAGCATCTGTCTATATTGCGAGTACACCGCCTTTGTAGGAAAGTCATATAGATTCTGAGCACCCGAACCAGTGGATGAACCACTCCCTACAGAATCACCATAAGCAATGCTAAACTGAGACTCGGCACCTTGTAAGTTTGATTGGCTATTGTAAACTTCGTAGTAATATCTCTTCTGATTAGTAGACTGAGCAGAGCTGGTATAAATAGCTGTCAGTGCTGCTTGACTCTTAGACCAGAGCGGAGCTGATACCACTTCCTTTTGATTTGGAGCCACATCTATGTCATCCACGAAAGGAGTAAAGGTTTTACCGTTTCTAAGGCTTTTACGTATTAGAATTTGTTCTTGTGTCATAACTTTTAGTACTCTAATTTCACAGTAACTGATAATTCACTATTGAATGATTTTTGAAGTGGTTTACTCATTTTTGCGATAGCAAGCAGATCACCACTGTCATTGTAAAGTCCGATAGATGTTATGTATGTGATCGGTTCATTTGTGAAGCTTGTATTAGCAACAACGGCGGAACTACCACTTACATATGTAGGATTATTACTGTAGTTGAATTCAGTATTGGATATTCTTACGAAGTAAAAATCTTGTTGTTTTACATCAACGGCTCTAGCTGTAAATCCAAAGTCTTTTGTTGCAGATCCACTTATAGATGTGAATAACTTGAATGAGTTGTCACCAGCGATGTTACTACCACTAACGGTATTGAATGACGCGGAGATGTTCAACACATCAGCAGAGACAATGATTGTTCCGAGGTCAGCATAAACAAGTCCGTAATAGTGTGGGGCAGATGGATTATGTATACCATCGGCTAAACTACCACTTACAAGATTTCTAACAGGAGAAGGTATACCATTATAACCCAAAGCGTCAGTCTTATCTGCAGAATCATCAATAAGCTTGATAATCTTTGGATTAGAACCTGAAACTTCAACTGCACTTCCAGTGTGTGCTGAATTTATCTTCCCACTACCACTAAGTTCGGCTAGACATAGTTCAAAATTACCCAAGTCAATTTTATCACCGACTTTACTTCTGTTGAAGTTGATAGCATAAAAATCATAAAGTGTTGTTGCAGCTTCATCACCCAAACTAAACAAAGTTTGAGTCGGTTCTAAACAAAGTAGTCTATACTGTGAATAGATAGCTTTCGATGGTGTATCACTTGCCTCCCCACCTTGTGATAGTGAACCCGATCCAGCATAGTGTCCATATGCAACGGAAAACACTTGAGCATCTTCACAATCTAAAGAAGCAGAACTCCATACAGCATAGTAATATTCACGAGATGAAGTAGTCTGGGTTGAACTTGTGAAGAAAGTCAATAATTCACCTGTTCCAGCCGACCATAGTCCACGGGTTTCGATTACCTTTTCAGCTGCCGTCATCGGCATTCCAGATTGATCTAGTGGTCTTTGAACAGGTCTAAAAATTCTTGAATTATTCGCCATATTTTGTTCCTATCATTTAGTTGAATCTATAACAGTCGTGACTTATGGTGCAGTTTGAGTTGGTGGTGTTACCGTAACGTCGATTACGATACGTCCGCCAGTTTCATTTGCTGTGATGATAACCTTTGTTGTCTTTTGTGTAGCAATAAGTCTTGCCTGACTATTTGGCTCAACACGGAAAGTTTTACCAACAACCGAGACAGAGTTCGCTGTCTCTGCATCACCAGCCATTGAAGCCTGTGGAGCAGAAGAAAGTCCTGCAATTTGACCACCATTAGCAACCTTTAGTGTAAAGTATGTACTGTCAAGAAGTGTTGCGGTGTAACCAAGTGTAGCATTCAAACTTGCTTCGTTTATGTTGTTACCACCCTTGTAACGAGTTTCCGGTACAATGTTAGGTTCAATACTCGAAGCATCTGTTGCGTTCACAGTAATAGATGTACTACCAACTGTTACAAATGGAATAGCAGTCGTACCCTTAGGCAGGGTAATTAGCTTATACTTCATGGATTGAGTTTCATCAGGTACTGCCTCTGTTACCGGCATACTTTCGATTACAACACCATAATAATCAGAACCGAGTGGATGTGCTGGATTCCATAGATCATAATCTACTTCATCATCGGCTAAAGCAAATTGTGTAATAGAGAAGTTTTGTCTTCCTTTTGCTAAAAGTTCACGTCCTTTTTTCGTAAGGATAGCGTCCACTGTAATTGAGGAATTGTCTAAATAACCCATTGTTGTTACTCCTTGTTGAATATACTGTTACTCATATAAATATCAAGTTTTTTGTTTTTCATATTCCACTATTTGTGAAATTTTGATTCAAGTTTATCTGATTAGGATCTACTATAAATACTTCTACTACTGGCTTACCGTCTGGAGATTCACTTGAATCTACATTTATATCCGGCCCACTCAATTTACACCCATCAAAGCGATGGTCTCGTATTGGTTTTGGTAAGTTATGTGGATTCTCAAAACTTGCACTTGTAAATGTATACGAGAAGTAATTTCGTTCATCCATATCTTTGCTACTGGTGTAAGCAAAAACGTACTCACTGTAATAACTATCACGTCTAAAAGATTGTGTTGATTCAAATACAGCTTGAGACTTACCTGAGTCATTTCTCTGAACAATCCAACCCGAACCAAATCCTATATCTGGACTTCCTTCAGAGTAAAATACGTTTTCTCTTTCAAACGTATTGGTGAATGCAGTATCAACAACACCAAATATAGTCGAGACTCCAGTGCCGACTCCAGATGAAATACTTCCGAAAACTCTACCATATGTCCTGTTTTGAATCAAACTGGTGTAAGTTGTAAGCAACGAATTTATAGAACCTGTAGTTGTAGTTATGGTCGTTTTGTAAGGAACAAAAGTATTACGTACAAAATTTGCAAATCCCGTACCACGAGAACTTGTTATTTCTAACTTATACTGTCTTGCAAATCCAGTTGGAATAACTACAGTGTCATAGTCTCCAGCAACATTTATATCCTGTGATCCTTCAAACTGTATAGCTATATCGGTTTCACCATCGATTTCTTGATAAGAACTTTCATTCTCGAAACCAATCAGGATAGTGGCTCTTTTAGAAGATACGGTGGCACTTGGAGTACCAGACGAACTAATCTCGTTTGTTCTAGTTACTGTTTCAGACACCCCGCTAAAATTCTTCACCAAACGAACTTTTGATCTCTCCAAGATATTTGGTTCAACAACTATACCAAGAATCTCGTTTACACGGGCTGGTAAAGTTTGGCGAATTTGATCAAAGATACTAAAGTCAAATTGTGATATTAGACGAATGTAAGCCGTAAAGTCATTTTTATTCGGGTATTTTTGCCAGTACTCTCTCGCAAACCATTTTAGTCTTGGATATTCATCTTTGTCTATATTGGAATACTCACCAAAGTAGTCATCTATTGAAGTGTAACCTATTGCCTCGTAGATGTCTTCATTTATTATACTCTGAGGCGAAAATGCTACCATGAGCTTATTTGAGTCAACCGAGAACTTATCAAATCTAGATACCTCGGATGAGTAATTGGGGTCTAACCCACCAAGCAATGATCCAGAGTCTAAACGAACTTTTTCAGCGAAAGGTGTATTGTTTCCTACCGTTGCAACTTCCATGTTGTAGGTTTCAGTTATCGACTCGAAAGCATCATAATTGAATCCAATTAGAGATGCGGTTTTTGGAGACGAGTAGAAACTACTCAGTGTTTGATTGGGGTGTGAACTAGCTATACTTGAAGTCAGTGTAGTATCAAACTCCTGCCAAAACTTGAATTGAGCTTGTAGATCATAGAACGAAGATGTTGAACTATTTCCGTTGTATGCTCTTGGAGCAATAACGTGATTATTGAAAGAACTTTCTTCAAGTGGAGAAGACCAATATCTCAATTCGAAAATTGAACCCGATAAGATGTTATCAGTTTGAATATTAGATCCAGATCCGATATACAGATTTCCATCTGATACCCACGCCTGATTGTAACTACCACTGGTTGTTCCGTTTATAGAAATACTGGCAGATTGTTCTATTACAAGTTTGCCATACTTCGCTGTTTTTACAAAAACATCGTAAGTTTGATTTGATGACGTTAGGTCATTACTCAGGTTTCTACGGATCATGAGACTTATTGGTACATCATCATAGAAATACTGATCGTAGAATGACGCTGAAGTATATGTTGTTCCATCACCTATCCAGAAAGCCAATGTACCTTTACCAAGATCTGTTCCTGAGTTTTTGTCCATTGTTACAAACCAATCCACTCGACTTCCCGACTGCTTCTGAAGTAGGGTCTGTGTTGAATTGCCTGTGTAGGTATATCTACTTTCTGGTTCCATTTTCCAACGGAATGTTAGAGTGTCTGGATATTGCCATGTGCCAGTTGGACTTGTGACCTTTTCCCACGGAATACTAACATAACTTGCAGTGGTTGGTGTTGGTAAAGAACCACGTAGATTTAGATAGTACGTGTGTTTTTCCCACTCTGCTCTTGGAATTATTCCCAAGTCTGCGTTATCCGGCCCACCAAATTCACGAATAGTTAGAATAGTCTGTGGTATACCATAAGCAGCAAGAAGTGCCTTTATACCACGGGCAGTTCCTTTTGTCTTGTAGATGTATGGAAGATTATTGAAAATACGCCTCCACACCTCTTTTGTTCTCTCTTCATATGATTTAGCAAGATACTTGTTTATGGTTGTTTTTCCAGTCCATATTGGTTCGGTACTACCACTTATACCAAGTGCGTATTCCCATAAATCTTTTGTCTGAGTTCCATGTGATAACGTCCAACCTAAGTTTCTTGTTGCGTCAAATATAAGATCCTGTGAAATACCATCATTTGGATGTTCCATTCTTAGGTTCTTCTTCAAAATGTGATCCGTGTACAGATACATAATATCAAAGTGTTGACCTAACATATTGACGAACGTTACGGCCTGGTCGTTATCACTATCTTCTCTGATATGATCTGGTAGTGCCTTTGCTAACGTTGTGTAATTTTTTGCATCATAGTCTGTTGCATACTCAAGAAGTGAGTCCAACCAATTTTCTACAAAAGAAGATGTGTATGAATAGAAATTGAATTTTCCTTCCTTCGTAGCTATGTCATAAACACTAGCAGTTACATCAAGTTCGTATTTTGGATAAGGTACTATTGATGCGCTTATTTGATACGTGTAGTTGTAACTACCAGTTGAGTTATAGTATAGGTATTTTTCAAATCCATCGAATCCACTTATAACCTTATCCTTCAGTAACTGAATCTTTATACGGTTTGTTGCAACAGATCCTGTTATAGTAGAAAGTGTATTTAGTTCCGACTTGTAGAATTCTATCAACTCCATCTTGTATGCGAAGTTATCAACACGATCTCTTGCATTAGAATAATAGACAAAGTTCTTGAAGTCTGTATAATCCACATTCAGTGTAACTGGCAAACTAGAACCTGAAATATATCGGTTTATCAGTTGTTCAGATGTCTGAACATTTTCACTTAGGATTTCCGTCCATGACTTATATTCGGTATCCGATGTAGTCCAGTAATCGTAATCTACCTCAAAATTTGGCCCTTTTATAAATGGAATCTCTGGCTCAAATTGATCGGGTAAAATGTTTACCGTGTCAATGTACGGCTTCATCAACCGAACGGCAACCCAACACGTAAAGAAAATGTCTAAGTCTGGACTAAGTGGTTCATATAGTTTTACATAGAATGAGAATGGGTCTCCATCCGATGTAACGTTTATAACATCAACAAGCTTGTTTTCTCCAAAGTTCAAGACTATTGGTGGTATAAAGGTTTTCGGTTTTAGATTCTCAAGGACAAATCTAGCGAGTTGAGCAACCCCTTGTTCAGAGTTTGGATTCGCAAGTGAAAGTTTTAGCTCCGTTCTATCGTCAGATATTTCGGATATAAACATCTTGTCTTTAGAATCGTATGACCCTATAAAGTCACGTAAGAAGTTGTAAACAACTTTGTATTCAGTGGGTGGAACGCTTAGATTTTCAAGATCTCTGTGAATCTGTAGTGACAAACTTGGATAGTCTTTACCATCAACTAAAGAATACGTATCAATGTTGTATGCTGATTTTACGTAAAACAAGTTTCGTAAAAATACATGGAGTTCTACATTGAATGAATTCTTTCCAGTAACTGAATCTATAACACTCGGATCAAATTCTGGTACGATCGTTCGCTTTTCTAATAATGCAAGATCTTCAAGTGGAAATGTAATTCCCCTCTTTGGATTGTTATCTGCGATTATCTCGTTTATGTTCTTGTATTCAAAGTTTGCCATTTATTTACCACCCGAATGCTGCACCATTATTCTTGATTTCATCTAGTATAGTCAGTATGTTTATTAGTTGATCTTGATCCCTACTTAGTCTTGTTTTTATACCAGTAGCCGCTTGAAATGCCAACGATCTACTACCACCTAAATCATTTGTGGCTGGAAACTTGGATCCTACTTCCAATGCTATCTTTCTTATAACGGATGTTGCAAATCCACGGACTTGTGCTTGGTCTTCAACCCAAGCATCTAACGCAGCAACTATAGTGTTATACATACCATTGTTGTTTAGACTTCCATTCACATCATTTAGAATATCATTTACGTTTCTCAAAACTTCTTCGGCAGCCGCTTTATCCGCTAAACCAGCAACTATACTCTTTATCTGTGGTTTCAATTCATTATTCCATTTCAGATGTTGTTTTATCTCTTCAGATGGATTGAACGGATTACCCTTTGCCGGTGGAACAAATACATAAGTTGATTTTGTTGGCTTCTTGGCACCAAGTATGTCCAAAACTCTGACAAACTTAGTGTATGTTGTTTCTGATATAACAGTTATCTTGTCCCATTTGTCCAAGATTTGCTTTATCACTTCTGCCGCTGGATTTTCTGGATCTGGCTCAGGTTCCGCCGGTTTTAGAGAATCTGCTAGACCACTCACAGCCTTTTCAAAGGCAGCTAATTGTTTAGCGGAAGCTTCCTCCGACTTCTTAGCTTGTGCCTCTATTTGTGTAGCTAGTGCATCGAAAGCATCGGTTGTATTTGTTAGTTGTTGTGAAACTCTATCTTCCAATTGTGCCAGTGTAGCATCTATCACCGCATTCAATGCAATGATAGTTTCATCTTTCACCGCGTTTTCTTCTTCTATTATACTTCTCTCTACTGAGAGTTCGGCTATAATCCTATTCAGGTCATCAAGATCAGAGTCTTTTATGTTTACTAGTTCATTTATATCAGATAGTTGTGTTTGTAGTACCTCCAACCTAGATTGCAATGCAGCAACACTATTCGAATCACTGACTATCAATTGCTTTAGGTTTTCAATAAAATCCCTATTATCAACTACACCGTCTCCAGTTGCATCAACTGGAAATAGAGTGTCAAACTCTGCTGCACGACGTAGAACATTTTTTTCAGCAGTAATAGCATTTTCAAGTTGGTCGAACTTCTTATCAACAACATAATTGAAAGATTCAATAGCAAACCGCTCATCCAACAATTCAACTTTAACAACACCTTTATTTCTAAGGTAGTTATCAAATGAAATTATACGACCCAACTCATCTCGACTAACACCAACAGTTGTGTCTATATCTTGTTGTGTTTTTTTAGTTAGTTCATCTAGTAGTGAACGTAAGGATTCTGATGGTAAGACTCCAGTTTCACTTCCTGTTAGCATTTTTCTAACTATGAAATTGAAAAATGGGTCTAAAGGTTGGTTTGTAATTCCTTCCAAAAGATTAGATGATCTTACTATGTCACCACTATCTATAGCAGCTTGAATTCTCCTCTGCTCAGCTATGTACTTTTTGACATAATCGTAGTCAGTTGAAGATTTGAAATCTTTGAACTTTTGTAATAACTCATCCTTTGGTTGAAATACTTCACGATTCACACCCAACTTAGTTTCGTATGTGAGTGTAATGTTTTGTGATTCAAAGTAGTCTATAAATTCCTGAGCGGTTGGAAATTGGAGCGTCGGAAACTGTGCTATCAAGGCCTCAGCTTGAGTCCTTTCAATTCCGTTTTCAAACAAAAACTGTTCTATTCGAATCATCTTGAAACCTTGAAGTAATAGTTGTTATCAAAGATTTGGGAAACATCCCCACCATCAGTATCGACTCTAACTAAGACTCTGTAAAATCTTTCTGGTTGAAAAGAATTCATCCACAAATTGAAATAGTTACCTTCAGTATCACAACTTATTTTACTACCAGTTAGGTTGAATGGTATTATTACTTCATCCGTACTCGCATCTCTCACCTCATAGTATGAAGAAGATGGGAGATAATACTTCTGAGTGTAATACGATTGTGTTGTGTATGTTTTCTGAGGATACTTCGTATAAGCATCGACTCTTATCTTTGCCTTTTCTGTTTCAGAATAGGATCTTTTCAAGCTCACACCTACAACAACATCCTCAAGTGATACAGACGGAAGACTACCAGTGATAAACTGTGAGTCATCCCATACAGCTTGTAGTCTTGGCACGTAAATGGTGTTACTATCAGTACTAAAAAACTTTAGACTAGTTACCGACTGATTTAGAGCTTCCAATTCAGTTGAAAACTTCAGTATGAACCCCTCGTTATCAAATCTACCAGAACCGGTTATCCACTTGTTCACAATAGATGTAACATCCATGTAAATGTCAGACGACTCGTATGCAAATGACTGTGTGCATTCTGTGTTTTCAAACGTCCACCAAGTTCCACCACCCACATTGGTAAAGTAGGATCCAGTTGAACTGGCAAACAGAGCACCAAAAATCAAATCAGCGTCAACCCAAGATTCGGATATTTCATCCCACTCGTAATTTATACCGCCAGTTACTTCAGTTACACCCCAAAGTCTACCAACTTGTTTTGAACTACGATATGTCCAAGAAGCACCATCTGTTGTTATTGGAGTGTTGAAATATTTTCCAGTTCCATTTACCCATGTACCGCTCACAGGATACGCATACACGGTGTACTCTTGTGGTATCTCTCTAACTTCTGCGGTTCTAAGCTGAAGGTAATATCTAGCGTCACTCCCAATCTTTCCAGAGTTTACTCTCGACTCTATATCAGTCATATCGAACTTCATAAGAATTCGACTGTTGTAAATAGAAGACGAACCAACCAACTCATGTGAAAGCTCAAGTATTTGATCAGTTCCCGTATTTAGGGATTCTGTCTTTTCATAGATAGTAGTATCAAACTTCGGGTAAATTGTGTAGATCATCCAAATGCCCTCACTCTACCAACAATATCATTGTCAGGATATTTGATTTCAAAAATAGATGGATCGAGGGATGGGAAAATGATACCATCCTTCGTTGCACGAACTAAATCATAAGCATATGGTGAATAACCTAATGTTGTATCATAATAGTTCACAAACTTCACATCAATTACAGTTTGAACACCTTCAACTCTGTCCAGTTCAGTGAAAACATTACTGATCACAATGGGTTGGTTTATCTGCCAACGTTTTATATCGAAATATCTCTTTAGTCGTTCTATACATCGAAGTATTACTTGGTTACCATTTTGATCTGGTAACGTTATGATGTCAAACTCCACACCGATATTCACAACATATGCGTCCTTTATGTTTATGGCATCAGTGAGCATACGGTGGTGATTTATGTATGTCTTTAGATTCTCTTTAGTCGCATCATTTATAGTAGTTAGTTTGTTATTAGCATCATATCCAAGTACATATAAATTCAAAGCCAGATCGTTCGCAACACGATCACTATTGAAGATAGATTCCTCGGTAAGTTGTGTGTCTTTTGTGATGTAAGCTTTTGCAATTGACCCGTAACGTTGTGGTAAACTATAAGCACGTATTATGTAGTCTTCTTTTGTTACCGCCCTATTCTGTGACGCAAATGAGGCAAGTGCATTCTGACGGATTTCGTTTATGGTTTCACCATCCATACCACCGGTTGCTGGTTGAGTGTTTGTTGTTGCTAAACTACCAATTACCTGATTGTAAAGCGTCGTATCTAAACCAGTTTCATCCAAGGTTATAGTTCTACTTATGATTCGAGTCAAAGTTTCAGAACTAACGTTGTCACGAACTCCACCACCTTGTGTGTAGTAAACCGTTAGTGTTGTATTATTAGGTGCCAATCCATATGTCTTCGTATAGAGAAAGTTTGAAGGATCTATGTTTGGCGAAGCTGACGTTTCTATACCTGATAAAGATGAACCGATTAGGTCTGGATTTGGTATGATTTCCTCGTCATCAAAATCAGAAACTCCGGCTCCAAAGTTTATCTCATATGAGCTAGAGAAGTTGTTACCAAACGCACGAGAAGAAAATCTACGTGCAACTTTATTCAACTTCAACAAGTATGGTGTTTCATTTCTATGGATATTCAATGATGTGTCATTTCTTGGAATGTTCGGAACTGCCTCAAAGACAGTATCTTGTGCAAGATACGGTACATGATACCATTTATTTGCATCGGAGTCTATAGCATATAGTATCTCGATAATCCTATCGTCTTGTAGTATGACTTTATCATATGGTTTTGGTGATCCGAAATCATAAGTTGTAGTCTTTAGAACACCAGAAACCGCATTCACAGACTTCTTTAGTAAGTAAAAGGTTGGTTCGTTTGATATATCATCAACTTCGAAAACTGTTATCTCAGTTGGATCAAAAGAACTACTGAACCTAAAGTCTAAATACTCTATTGTTCTGAATTGAATACTACTATCGTTTTCCGCCGATACTTGCATACCGGGTTCTATTGCAAAAGCATAGTTCCAATCGGGTCTGTTGTTTATTCCACTACCAATAGCTGGTACAATTTGAAATACATCAAGAGTTACATTAGCAGCAACAGATGTCTTTGGTGTGTATCCAAATGATTGTGCAAGGTTCAAAATATTCTGAGTCTCTGATGCCTGAAGAATCATGGATTCTTGTAGAGCTACGTCGGTATAGTAAGAAAGTACATCACCAACGTAGGCAGACATTTCAAGAAACATCATGCCAGGTGAAGACTCGTTGAAGTCTTGGTATGAGTTAGGAAAATAATTCCTTGCAAAATCGATTAGATTTTGACGTAGTGATCCGAAATCTCTAGCGAGATAACGAATATCCTTTTTTACTAAATCTGCCATTAGTTCTGAGCCTCTTCTGTTACACGAATAGTTGCTGTTTCAGATATAAATATCCTGACCGGCAAATATATGTTTGTTCCTGAGATTTGAACACGTAAAAATATGCTTACTGCGTGTTCGGGATTATCCACTTGACCTTCATCTGTTATGTTTATATCGACGGTAAGATCCGTAATAACCAAGTACGGCAACCAACGAGAAATCGCTGAAGATATTTCGCCTCTAAGTCTTGATGAGAAGTCCTCCTCATTACTGATATTTTCAAACAAAACACCCCGTATATCCGTACCAAATTCTGGTTCAAAGTACCTCTCACCTTTAGCTGTAAGTAACAGGTTCCTTAGGTTACTCAAAACTTGCTCACGGTTCGTAAAACTCTTGAAGAATACTCCACTCGGATTGTTGAATGGTATAGTAATACCAATCGGTTTTAGAGTCCCTGGTTTTGTCAAATCACGAATCTGTGATGTGTTTTGATCTACGGGTGAGTTGATGAGAATGGTTTTTCTTCTAAATGCCATTATTACGCTCCCTTTTTCTCGTTTATCTTAGCCATGAGAGATGAGTAATCACGAGTAAGAGCCTTTGATACTTCAGGAGTTAGTTCGCTATCCGAATAACCGTCAGGAACCATACTTGGGGTTTGTCTGCCAGCTACGATAGAGTCCGTAGTAAAACGCATCTCAGGGTACTCATCATCTGACATCGCAGCTTCCATTGATAATCGTGTCTCATTCAGTATATCTTGAATACTACTCAAACCAGTTTTAGATGGTTTCTGTTTTGGTTTTTTTACCAAACCAACTTCTTTCATCAAACTCATACCGTGGTTTAGAGTTTCGGTATCCAACTTTTTCTTCACCTGACTCTCGTTCAGTTTTTTCTCAAGAGCATATTCTATCTCTTCACGAATGATAACCCGTATTTGTTTTAGTAATTTGTCTAAACTCATTTTACACCTCCATTATATCACGTAGCAAGTTATAAGCACTTGTCTGATCTTTCTTGACTAGACCTAGTTTTTTATCATTATTTTGTACTCGTTGAATATATTCATTGTATAGCTCGGTTTTTTTCACACTAATACCAAGTCCATTAGTGTAGGGGGTTTTTGTTCCACGTTTTACAATATAAATTACAGAACCACCAAATTTACTGATGTTAGGGTATGCCTTGAGACCTAAAGTTGTACCGTTTCTGGTACCATCTGAATAACCAGAGTTTCCAAATATGACATATACCTTTGAAGTTTTACTTATATGTAATAATAACTCGGTATGACCAGGTCTAACAATATACGCACCAGGCCAGTCTTTCAAAATATTCCACAGTTCAAGACCTTCAGTGGTAAATCCACTATCCGTAAAATGTATACCCTTTTCAAACTTGATAACATCATTTGTAACAACATACTTTGAAATGGGCGTATTCCGGATCTCTTCTCGCCGTTTTTCCAATTCAACTATTTCCGAAAGTAAGTTTTCTTTTGTTGCCTCTTTATTTCTTATATCAGATTCAACCTTATCTAGGTCAACTTTCTTACTACGTTCAGTCTTTTCGAGCTTAGGAGTTGGATCTACTAATAAATCAGCTTGAATTTGTGTTAAGTCAGCGGTCAACTTCGTTCGCTTTCCATATAAACCCTTTTTCTTATTTTGAAGTGAGTCGTCTATACTTGCTATTAGTTTCTTTTTTGACTTTATATCACCATCTAACTTATTGATAGCTTTCCTTTGCCTTTCGGCTTCTGCATTAGGATTGTTCACTGGAGAATTAGCAAAGTATGTAGTAATAACACCAGTTCCAACTATTGGCAACTTAGTTTCATCTGAAACGTATATGCCGTTTTTAAACAACATAAAATCTACCGTAAGTCCACACCAATATGGGGTTTCACTCCAATTAGAGTCCAAATTACCCTTATTCACATTAGCCCCCGTTTGTCCCAATACACCTTTTTCTTCATCAGTAACGTAAGATCCTTTTATCATAAGAAGATGTGGCTCAGAACCCTCATCGAATAAGTATGGTAGATTTTTATTGAAACCACCAACAGTCATGGTATTCATCAACAAACAAACATCAAGTGGTGATTGTATTTTGTTTTCATATCCAGAAAAAAATTTAGATAAGTTAGTACCCCAGTCGAATAAACTCTTGTAATTTTTTGGGGTAGAAACATTTAGATTTACAGGTGGTGGTTGCTTTGGTGGATACGGTCGTTCTCCCAAAAGCCTACGATTCCATATAAATCTATCACCGGATTTTGGTGGATTTTTGTTTATCCAAGATACGAATGTTGGCGTTTCTGTATTCAACGTTTCGGGATCTAATTTATCAGGTTTTTGTTCTTCTGGTATAGGATCAGTTTTACTGTCTGTGCTTGCAGTTTTTCCGTCCTTCAAGTCTGGATTTGGGCCAACAGGCCCAGACAAAGCTTTTTCTTTGGCTTGTGCCTTAGCAAGAGCATCAGATTCCTCGGCCTTTATTTGTGCAAGCGTTCTTTTTTCTATTTCAATTCGTTCATTTTCTGCAACTACAGTATTCACCCCATCAGTCGGCTTTAGTGGATTCTCCGTATTTCTAATTGCTGTCTGTTGTGTTGTTATTGCATTCAATCCACCCGATCTAAACGAGGATTCAACCTCCTCATCTGTAACAGCTCTAACCGAGATATATCTAATCGGTGCAGTTGGAACAGTTTCACTTCTAATGCCGGGGTCATCGTCTTTTACGGCTTCGATAGAAAGATACTTTATACCACCAGTACTAGTTGGAGTCGTAGGAGTTGATGGTGTAGTTGAAATAGGCGAAGTTACAGAACCTAAATTTGAATCTCCGGTTACATCAACAGAATCAGTAGGTACAGATGGTACTACCACACCAGTATCTGTTGGTGTGAGGGTTGTTGGTGTCTCGATCAATCCGTCTGGTTTAGGAAATATACTATTATAGTCCCCCAAACTAAAAACGGCGAACCCAACTAATGCAAGTGAATCTAATTGAGGTATAGATTCAACTTTCAATTTTGTGTTTACGAATTGTAGATATGTATCAAACCTACCGTTTGAAGTTATGTTCGCTACAGGATAATCAAAAGCAGAAAGTTCTTTCCTAAGCTGAGAGAACGCATTTGAATTATTAGGCACTTCTATTTTTCTTATCCCACCGCCTCCGGTGAATATCTCACTAGCAGTTCCAGAATTCTGACCCTTCAGGTACAATCTTTCTATGATTGAATAATTCAGTGTTATTTTACTCGAATCGATACTTGTAATTGAACAAATACATTCCAAGATTACATACGAAAACACACCATCAGTTGTTGAGAACTTTTCAACCATACCGTCACGTATAGTAGAAAGTATGAAGCCTCTATTTTCGGTATCAGATTTACCTAATATAGACGAATTTAGTTTAGGAGAAAAATCATCCGCGGTTGCAGTTGCACTTATTACAGAAATACCATTCTTTAGTAATCCTGCTTGTTTTGCAGACTGAACTGATCTACCAACAAACGTAGTTTGAAGTTGAAGTATCTTCTGGCTTTTTTCATTATCATATTGTTGTTGTATTTCAGCTTGTGTTGCCATTTAGATTCTCACCTGAATCAAACTATACTAAACGTGATGTCCCGTCGCCATCTTGTTTTTGTGGGATAGTTACAACAAAATTGTTATTTTTAGATTCATTGAATCTGTTTTTATCAGCCTGATTGGCACCACCTGAAAATTCATTCACAAAAGCAAACTTACTTGCCAAATTAGGAAGAGTACTTATAAGACGACTTAGTTGATTTATGTAATTGATATAGTCCCCACTGTTGACAGGAGTTCCTGACGGGCCTACTCCAGTTGGATGTGTCATCTGAACTATAGACGTATTCATATCTATCAATACGTCCATCAAAAACTTCAAAAGATCTATCAGTCTATCACCCAATATCACAGGTGAGGTAGCATTGAAACCGATTGATATTCTACCACCTTCTATTTCAACGATATTCTTTGCGTTTAGTGCAAGTGTGGCCTCTGTTGCGAACCCGATACCGGCTTTAGAGAATCCAACTATTTCTTGTTTGTTGGCATTCAATACGATTCTATCAGATGCTAGTATTATTTGATTTCCACCAAATAGGTTCTTTCTAAATAGTCCAATCTCCTTATCAAAAATAGATGGGGTATACTCAGAAGCGGGTTTGAATTTTACAGACTGTCCTGATGTAAGCCAGATAGATGCATCGTCATTATCCGGACTTTCGATGTGAAACTGATTGAAAGTTTTTTCATTTCGTTTTGGATTCGTCCCGTTTGAAATGATTGTAATGGGATTTCCTGTTGCACCAGTTCCAACACCCCATGTAGGATTTTGTTGGTATCTACGTCTCGTGTCAACTGTTGAACCTAGACGAATAGATTGACCCCATCTGCCTTCAAAAATAATATCACCTGAGTAAGGCTGGATCGGAAATACGTCGAGTCTTTCTGGAAATGTAGGATCGATGGTATCTTTTACAAGAGTATTGTCAGTTAGTCTTGATGGTAACCCAAGACTAGAATCAGTTGCCTTATTTGTATTACTCCGTTCATCTAAAACAACTCTGTTTGCACCAGGAAGTCCATTCTGGTGTACCGATGATTGAATTGAAATGGGTGATGTGTAATAATACTCACGACCACTACCAGCACCAGAATGATATGCGGTTGGCCCCTTACAAACAAAAACTACCTCACCTTTTAGTGGTATTTGTTTTATGTTTGCGTTGATTGGTTTAGCCTGCACCAAGTCCATTGGTGAGCCAGCCGAATCGGAATTCAGAAACTTACATTGAATAGTAAAAAGTCGGTTAGGAGTTTTATTCTCATAATCAACACTAACGACTTCTGCGGGTGCCCATTCATATTCTTCGGCGTTAAGTATTATCTTTTTGGGATTCATCTATTTTTGTCTCCTCCTTTGCTTCACCGATGTTTTTTATCTCTTTTAGAAGAGCATCCTTTTCCTCGTCTGTCAAGAATGAGCTCCCTTCATCCGTAGTTTTCGAGACCATACGTTGAACAACAGCAGCGAGTTTTACAAGATGTTCGTCATTCTTGACGGATACTTCCATGTAATCTTTGATTACGGGTACAAGTAAAGCCGCATCACTTATATTTGTGATAAGAGGCTTCAAGTCCGCAATCAGAAGATTTATCTGCCGGTCTTTCTTTTTTTGGTTCTCGTAAATATCTTTGAGTAAATCCGAGAACTTTTTACTTCCAAATATTTCTGTATCAAAGCTCATATAACTATAACTATGTTAATCCTCAATAATGTCTTGAATGTCAAACCAATCCATATCGGCTATGTTTCTTCCGTCTGAATATGCCTCATAGAGTCTTCCGTAGATAAACTTGAACTTGGTAATGACATTTGTTATGTACTGTGTTTTTATACCTGTTCTTTCTCTAATGAGAATATATAGAGCCTTTTTATTGTAGTTTTCTATGTTGTCACGAGTTTTGAAAAGATACAATACCGAGTCTGCTACTTGTAAATCTCTGTTCTTTGTAAAAATCAAAGGCAAAAATTGTTCCATGATTTCTGCAAACATATCTATGAAGTCTTTTTGTTCGTCAATATATTCACTACGTAACTGTTCATTTACGATATTTCGTTCAGAATCTATTGTCTCTAAACTATGTCTTTTCTTATAGTGATAATAGTTCTTGTTATTCTCAGCTATCAGATAGTTCTTTGCAACTATTGAAAAATAAGAGAATGCCTTGAACCCACTTTCTCCATCGTATTTACTTATCTTCTCATGTAAGAACGTAACAACTTCATGTTTTACATCTTCATGTGGGACGTCGAAACTATAAAACTTGAATCGGTGTATCATAATCTCTGCCAACTTGTAAAATGCAGGATGAATTTTCTTCGTGTAGATTATGTTTCTAATAACCGGGTCTTCACACTTATTGTACTCGTTTATTGCATCCTCTGTTTCCTGTGTGAAATAGATATTCTGCTTCTTTTTCTTTACTTCCATAATCAGATCCTCTCTATTCTACCATTGAAAGAATTTCTTGATGTTTCTTCTTCCGATGGTTCATCATCTATTTCTAAGTAGACAGCAATATCATTGATTACTTTCTTTAGCTCATTGAAAAAGACTCCTACTTCATCATCCGCCTCAAACGAACCCTTTCTATCCAATTGTTTCAAATACGATTGTTGACTTAGTACACGGTTTCGCATGGAGAAGATAAAGTCTACATTTTCCTGAGCAACTCTTTCGAGTGCCTGGTACTTTGTGTAAAGATTGTATATTACATAGAATGATACAAGTAGTAATAAAACCAAAAACAAAACCATAAACTCCATATCATCCTCTTGTAAATTTTGGTTCAATTACTTTGTCAATAACTCCATGATTGACAGCATCATCGGGTGTTAGATAATAGTCTTTGATAGTGGCATCACTCCAAAACTTCTTATCCTTATTCGAATTATCAGTCATGATTGTTAGAAGAATATCTTCCAACTTTTCCATATGACGAGCATTAGCTTTCATGTCAGATGACTTACCGTAAAGACCAGTGCTCAATTCATGGAACATGATTGTACTATGTTTCGAAGCCGCACGAACTCCCGTTCCTGCACATAAAAGAAGTGCTGCAGCTGACATTGCACGTCCTCGGCAAATTGTATTCACTTTGACATTCAGTGATTGAATAAAATCAATCATACCGAGTGCCTCATATACGTCACCACCATCTGAATTGATTACAATAGTGACAGGATCATTTTTCTTACTTTCATCCCTCATATGCATAATTGCCCGTACACGTAAAACTAAATCATACAATGTACCGTCTGCAATATCACCAAACATATAAATGGTAGAAGTCTCAACATCCATACCGTAATCTATTTGTGAAAGTGCTTCTTTCCACTTTACCGGCAGATCTTCTCCACGTTCTGTTGATTCTTTACTAACCAGTCTGTTTTCGTTCTCTGTTTCATCGTCGTAAAATCCTGCCATATCATTTACTCCTCTTAGTTTTAGAAGACCCTTTCTTAGCTGTTTTTGTTCTAACCGATGTTGGTTTTTTCTTACCAGCTTGAACCAGCTTAGAAAACTCAGTTGTTATTTTATCGTCGATAGTTGTTTTCTTTTTACGTTCTGTTTTGGTTTCTTTTATTTCAGTCGGTGGTAGTGTTCCAAACAAATCTTTTTGTAATTCGCCTTTATGGTAAACGTTACCATCTTTGTCAACAAACTCGTTCATAAACTTCCAACCTCTCGGATAGCCAGATGGTTTTTTCTCTTCGGGTGGTGGTAGTAACATAGCCGTACAACGCCAACACAATACTTTAGTTGCATTTTCATCAACCAAAACTTCTTCGTAACATCTTCTACCTTTGAAGTACTTACTATCAGTTTCACTATTTTGACAAACTAAGTATTTCATACAGATATACCTCTTTTATACCTTTCAAATGCAGGTGGTGGTGGTGGTGGTGTATTTTTTTCACTCACCTCATTGATTTCTTGATAGAACTCTTTCTGTTCATCTACCAATGATGAATCCTGTAATATACTACTTATCTCCTTCTTTTTCAAGCGTTTATTTCGTTTGGGCTTTACTCTCTTTCGAGTTATAACAGGAATACTATTTTCTGTATTGAGTAGTTTGTCTTCTTCTGTTTTAGTCTCAGGTTCTATTTCAGGTTGTACTACTACATCATTGTTATTCAGAATGATAACAACATCTTTATCCTGTAACTCGTCTATTTGTTCAGACTCTTTTTCCAAAACCTCATCTTGAAAAAAATCGGGTTCCTCCAACGGTGGATCCGTTTCAATCTCCTGACCTATTTGAGAAAGTTCATCTAAGGTTTGTTTTTGTTTTTCCTTATGTCTCAGGTGATTAGCAGCAACAACTAAACTAACTGCAAGTGGGTCAAACACTACAACGAGGATAAGAATAAACCAATTCACAACAACGTCCATTGGAACACCAGTTATTCTACTAAGATAAAGTAATGGTCCAAGTTCCGATGAGAATGTTTCGTTATTCAGAGTTAGTTTTGTTTGTTCTATCGCAGCAATAGAATCTGAAAGTGCAAATGACTTCTGAGTAAGTGTGGAAATATCGTTGTTGATTGTTTCCGATGACTTATCAATAGAAGACATATTCTTTGATAAAGACCACGTTCCTTTGTTCTTGGACAGTTGTTCTGTGTAAGCATTTTGTTGGGATACACGAACTTGGTCAAGTGATTTCAATCGATTACTTTTTTCTTCTACCGCCTTATCAATCTGAACCTTCTGATCCTCGAACAGTTTTTTCTTTTGATCGAGAAGAGTTATTTCATTCTGTGTTTTGTAAATAACCTTTGCGGTTTCTTGATACGAGTTAGTCAGGTAGCCATAAACACCGATAGATGTTATAGCCATCAGAACTATCGCGGAAGAAAGAAGATATGCTTTGAATGCAAGTTTTAGTGTCTTGAAGTGATCGTGTAAAAAGGTTACAACAACAAGTTTGGAAAATTCCAACATTGCCGCCATACCAATAATTGACCAAGAACCACCTGCAAAGAGTTTAGATATTCCAAATACTGAGTAGTATCCAGAGAAAGCTGCCAATCCAATCGCACAAAACCAAATAAGATTTTTGAGGTTGAATATTTTAGATGACATCCATGTTTCCCATTGTTTTACGATATTCTAGTAGTGCCAGTTCTTTAGCTTTACATTCCAACATGACATCTACGTCATGACCATAAGTATCTATTTTCTCCAAAATGTAGTCCGCGTGAGCCTGTGGTTTGTCTTTTGGATTACCGGTTTCCTTTGGTTTAGATGATGAGTAATGAACTACGGGGATGATACCATCACGCCACGTTGAAATGGCAAGTTCAAGGGCTTCTTGTTCAGACAAACCACCTGTATTGAACGTATGGTGGTGATAATCAAATACGATTGGAATACCGATACGTTCATGAATATACATCAGGTCTTTCACACTATACATACTAGCTTTGTCATCATTCTCAACCGTAAGACGAGATTTGACAGAGTGTGACAATCTGTCATAGTTGTCACAAAAACGTTGCATAGATGCAATTTTATCACCATATACACCGTTACAATGGATGTTTATCTTGTTGAATGGTGAGTTGTAGAGTCCTAATAAATCAAGAACCTTACCGTGTAGCTCAAGGTCTGTAATAGAATTCTGAACTACCTTTTCGTTGGTCGAACAAAGAACGTTGAATGGGCCTGGATGACACCCTAAACGGACACCATGAAGTTTTGCATACTCACCCGTGCGTTTCATCACCTCACTAATTTCATCGATGTTAGGGAGGTTTTCTATACCGTATTCCGATGCCCACGGGAACATATCGGACGATATACGAAATAGTTTGATGTTGTTTTCTACGTTCCAATGGATGATGGTCTCCAAGTCTTTGACATTTTGAAGTCCAAGTTCAGCGGCATAATTGATACCACGTTGGAGAAATGTTTTCTTTATCATTGACCGATTGGTGGTGATTTTTTTCTTACCAAGAGTCATATTGATACAGGCATAACCGAGGTTCATAACAATCCTATGATGAATAATGTGAGTTCTAATATAAGGAAAAAAACAATGGGAAACAAGAAAAATCTTGTCTCCCATTCAAGAATTTCAAACTAATAGTTACAATTAGCCCCAGTTCTCACTTGGTTTGAATCCAACACTTCCTGTCCACTCACCATCCGATATAAGTCGTATAGATAGACCCATAATCTGTGGTGTGAGTACTGATATAGCATTACGATTTTGCCAATAGAGTTTGTATGCGTAAGCATCATTTGCGGATGCTGAAGTACTTGACCACCAGTTTCCACTCCATGTGAGATCGAAAAATTCACCACCAACTGTAACAAATCCACCAGGATTACCTTTCCATCCAGATGAGTTAGAACCATTACCAGAAATACGTGTAAGTGTTCCCCAATTTTCAGTATTCTTCATTGCAAATCCAGCTGCACGTGTACCACCTAAATAGGTTATGAGTGTGTTATAGTCATCTGCGGTTGGAACTTTAAATTGAGGGTTCTCAGTTATTGGATGTGCTGTAAGGGAAGCACTTACAACGTACCAGTTATACAGTTTCCCATATGTACTGGCATTTCTATCACTATTGTCATAGTATCTCCATGCCGGTGTACTATTGCTACAATAGTCTATCCATTGCTGAGATGAAGACGCTTCTGGTATTGGTGTTCCATCTCCAAACGCATCAACATCAAGATTTTGATCATCCCAGTCTTGGGTTCCAATAGTTACAATTGCCATGAATATCTCCAACAGTTCAAGAAAAAAAATATCTTACTGACTATAAATATGAATGAAAACGGGAAACCATTTCTGATTTCCCGTTTGGTGTTTATGTTTTTCCTCAATCTACTTTGATATACTTGACCGTATTTTCAATCCGTTTTACTTCAACCTTTGGGATTGAAATTGTCAATACACCGTTCTCGTGTTTTGCAGAAACTGAATCGAAGTCGTATTGGGTGTGGTTATTGATAACAAATGTACGTTCGAAATACGAGTGTTTCAACTCACGAAGAAGATACCTAATGTTATCATCTCGTTTTTCAGCTTCCTTCTTACCAGCAATAGTAAGAATCTTTGCTACGTCACCATCATAGTTTGCATTCAGGTATTCCTGATCCTTGATGGAGATTGTAACCTCGTCCTTTGTGAGTCCAGCAATTTCTGCAACAAATTTGATTTCAGTATCTGTTTCAAGAATGTTGACCTTTGGGTAAGATGCCTTTTGAATTGCATCTACTCCAAATGTTTTCCTAAACTCAGGAAATGCAGTTGAAATCAAATTGTCAAATAACCTATCGGTTGGAAGGAACGGTTCGTTCCATAGTGAGGATGGCAATTGTGCCAGTTCATATCTTTTCATATTGAACTCCTATAAATTGAACAATCAGTTAGACTTGTTATTACCGACCCAACATAGGCGTCGGTACTTTCGTATAAGTAGTTCTTAGTTAGTTATTGTTGTTTTTAGGTTTTCTACCACGACCAGATTTTCCATTTTGATCACCTTTTCTAGAGGCACCATTACTTCGTTGATCATCATTAGCATTCTTTTTGGGACGGTTGCTATAGCGTTTCTTTTTAGTCTGAGTAGCTTTGTCAGTGTTGGTGGGTGCTTCAATATGAACACGAAGGCTATTTATTACCGCGTTCTTGTCTTCTAATGTTTCGGTGAGTGAACTAATTTGTCTACGATTGTAGAACCAAAACCCAACACCCGAAACAATAGCCGTGATCAAAACTATAAGTAAAGTAAGAGACATAACATTTCCTCTCAATATTTGAAAATACAATAAACGTAGTTGTTATCGTTTACTTTTTTGATGGTTACTTTACCATAAGTATTGGTGAACGTAACAAAAAAGTAAAGCGTTGAATACATAAACGAATCACTAAGGTTTGGTTTCAGTGTGAAAATCACACCCTTGTTCGCAATAGACATTGCGTTTTCAATAACTGAAGTGACATAATCATGTTGAAATTCACCATACAGGTGTTTATCAAATACACCAGTTATTACGACCCAATCCTTTTTGTCTGGTTCTGAATCGATGTAAGCTTGCAAGGATGTTTCAACAAATAATACATTATCATCTACAAACTTATCTTTCAAGGTCTCGACCTTCGTTGGATCCGCGTCAACCGCTATAAAAGAACCAGGTTCAGTTATCGTCGTATATTCCAAATACGTCTCTATGAATTTTCCGGATTCATTTCCGGATCCGAAATTCAAAACAGAATCTTCGTCGAGTATTCCACAGTTTATAATCTCATCGTAAATAGTTAACTCATCCATAGCATTAGTCATTGTTGTAGTATCCATAAAAATCCATTGTCTTTTTTCTTCTACGATTGATACGCTTCTTCGTATCGGTTGATGAACAATGTTCAGTCCTCATCGGATGTGTTCTATTGAAATTTTGTGTCATCTTCAAACTCAACTCAGCCATTTCCCATGCCCTATGTGGGTCTTTAGTCGGGGGAAGTAGATGCTCTTCCGATAGATTCACTCCATTTACGTCAATATACAAATTTTTTTCCGAATCGAAAAGCATTTTTGCGTTAGGTAACTTCTTCAGTACTCTCTTCATAATCTTTTCAGTCTCTACCATAACTGTTTCCTCTAATTACTTTGTGGTATTTATTTCTAACAGTAACAATACTATTTTGTATTACTTCACATTTTTCAAACTCATCGTTCTCAAGAAAGTAGATGTACATATCATATAGTTCATCTAACTTTTGAAAGTCAGTCATCGAAGTCATTTCAATGTAGTAGTTTGGATTTTGTTCCAACATTTCCCAATTGAAATTCAGGGACTCTTCGTAAAACTTCTTTACGTCTCCCATCCAATTGCCTCGGAAATGTTCGGGAAGTTCTGTGTGAAAATGTCACGTATTCCGTTTGCAATATCTCTATGTTCTTTCTGTGTATCCTCAGCGGTTCTCAGTTCAAGATAGTGGATCCAGGATCGTAGTGAACCTTTCATATACATCGTTGTTTCAGTTGCAAGAGGAAGAACATCACGAGCAACTTCACGAGCAACACCAGCAGTTATCAATTCGGAATACAGTCTCATAGAAGATTGTAAGAAGTCACTAACCGCATCAGATGCTTTGACTTCTCCACCAACTTTATAGTTGGACAAAATAGATCCAGATAACATAGGATCAAATGATTCTGCGGAGGATTGACGATTCTTATCTGCCTGTTTACGAAGTTCAACTTCTTGAACAGATGTAGCAGAAGAATATCGTTGTGAAAATTCTTGGAACGAGAATGACTTATGACGAAGAATTTGTGCAGCGATAGAACGTCTTGTTACGATTTCCACGGTCATATCAACGAACTCAAACGGAGACCAATGCTTGTGTTTGATGAGATAGTTGATAAGACGTGGGGCTGTCTCTACATTCATCTGATTCGATGGATTAGATACACGAGCGATATAAACAACAAACTCTTCTGGTGTCATCTCTTTTTCGAGTGACGGGTGTGTAATTGAAACCAACTTTACTGACATTTATTCCTCGCCTTCTTCAAATTCCATTTCAAAGTTATCGTCTTCTTCTTGAAGTTGGAATTGGTTTAGATTGATTTTGTTTTCTTTTCGACCTTTGTTTCGGTCATAAGAATCTAATTTTCTTTCCTTGAACATTTCATATCCGTCTTCAAACCGATCGGATTTCTTCGTGTGGTGTCTGTAATCTCGTCCCATAATACGTTGTATTGTTGATGAATTTGAGTTATGTTATAAAGCTACGAAAAAGTTAGAAGATTTCCAAACCAAATTTTTGAACAAACTTCTTTATTTCATCTAACTTTTCATATCGTTCTGCATCTAAAAGTCGCTTGGTATATCCCGATAGAATTTTCTGAAAGTTATCTCTTCTAATAAGAACATCTATTTGTGATTGACCTTGTACTAAAATAGAAGCAACTATCATCGATTCTATATCGTTTTCTAAACAATCAACCATCGCAAGATACACTTTATCGGATAGTGAGAAATTCAGTTTGTCATCTGCTGCCCATTCCAACATCGATTCACTACTGTTGAATTCCAGTGTCTCATGAAAATGCCAAAGTGGTATTTCACTGAGTTGGTCATTAGGGTTGGAGTAATCGCTTTTTGACATATCCTGAAATTGTCTCATAGTAATCTTTTTTTTCTGGACTTTGTTTTATAGCACTATTGAGGTACTCATCTATCAATTCTTCAGTTAGATTGTTATTTCTTGTTATCTTGTACTGGCTTATTATGTTCTCAGTAACTTCTATAGCAGCACTAACATGAAATTCATCATAGTCAGAGAATTCAATATTGTACCCATTCAATATGTGTTCCAAGTTGAATAGCCATTCGATATAGTTACTTTTTCTTTCCACCTCGTTTCGATTTTATTTTTTGAAGTTTGATGTGAGTGATATTACCCTCTTCGGAAATCACAACCTTATGGTCTGCCGAATACAACAGGTCTGTCATCCAATCTAAAAACTTCTCTATTTCAGGGTTTATGTTCAATCCCTGTGGTTGTCTTGAACCAAAATCAAAAGGAGGTTTGAAATTATTGAAGAACGGGTTTTGTTTGTCACCCGTGTCAGATTTCCCATCTGCTTCATCTTTCAATGAATCAAAAAAAGGATCTTTATCTTCTTCATTGTCTATATCATCGGTTTGTTTGTCTCGAATTTTCTTTACGATCTCTTCTACTGTATAACCATCATAGATGGAATTGAACTTATCAAAAAAGTTCTTTGCATCTTGCTTAGTCATCTTTTCATTACGTGTTCCACCCATGTCTATTTCAAAATAGTTCAACATGGATTTCAGTTGTCTTTCACGCTTTGTCATTTTTGTCTTTCTTCATAAGTGTACTTAGAACTTCTTCATACTCATAGTGTCCATCTCTAATTCTCATAAGAGAAAATTCTTTTATCTCTTTCTTCAACTTTGAAGATGAACAAACCTCAGCCATTCTAACAACAGATTCTTTTTTTGGACACTTACTTTGAAAGTAGACAGGAAGAAAATCATCCCTCGTAAGAAACCAAAAGCTAAAGAACCCTAATAAGAAAACTACGATAAATTCCACTGAAAACACCTCGGTTATGACGTAAGTTAGTTACAAGAATAAATAGTAGTTGTAAAAACAAAACAGGGACTGAAGAATAAATTTGGTCGGTATATGTTGATGAAAAGGTTCATCACTCTATACAACATTCTTCAGCCCCTATTGTTTACTCTGTTATCATTACTTGAGCAAGGTTGCGTTCCTCTAACTCAATTCGAAGTCTCTTAGATACCTTTCGCCAGTACTTTTTAGTAGACTTCTTCTTGTGCCCGTCGGGGCCTCCGTTCCACTTCCTTGCCATCAATTCCATGTCTTCTTTTGAAAGTGAATCTCTATTCAGGTTTGGGTTGTAAAACTCTTGATAGATCCAAAACATCTCTGCCGACTTCTCAGGATCGTTTCTATCAGCAAGAGTAAACTTTTTATCAAGTCCTTGAATCTTGCAAATACGATTTACTTCCTTCACCATGATTGGTTTGATTTGGACAATTCCAACCGAACCATCTCTTGATTTTGCGTTTGCGTCACCTTTTGACTCAACCCAAACGATAGATGAATACAACACGTCTTTTAGGATTTCACCCTTCTTGAAAGGGGTCATTGCAATTACTACAAACGTAGCAACAATGAGTCCAACGGTTGTAACCCGTTTCCATTTGTTAGTCATATCAACTCTCTCTTTTGTGGATAATTTGTTTTCATTCTTTACGTCCGAAGACGTAGGTGTATTACAACAACATTATACCGACCAAGTATAAATATCAGTTGTTTTTGTTATTACAATAATAGGAAATTTTTGGGACAATTCCAAGCGATTTTTATCCGATACCGCCGGTGTCTCCAAGTTCAAATTGTGTACCCTCGTAGGTTTCACGTGATTCGGTAGGGATCAGTTCAATGTCCCTATATTCGGCGTCTTTGGCTTTCATACAACAGAACCATTTTCCATCTTTATCACGGAGTAAAGAATCTGTTCCAAGACTGTTGTGGATTATAGTTGCAGCTTCCTCAGAAGTAGTATTACTCAACACTCTTCGTATAACATAGATACTATCTTCTAGTCTAATAACACTATTCATATTAACATAACCTCTAGTTTAACTGCTACTTAACTTAACTCTGTTAATAAGTAGAATAAGAACTTCTTTTTTCTGTGTTCACTCTTTTCCCGTGTTCACTGTAAAGATACAAAATAAATCAATACGAGTCAAGTGTTATTTTACAGTCTGTCAACATTGTTGATGTTCTGTAAAACTAGCCTCCTTCAGATTCCGTAGGAAGAAAATGGGTGTTTTTATGGACTGTAAATACCCCTGTTTTGACCCCTACCGACGTCCTAGAGACGTTTTTATTTGACCACCCATACCCAACTATACCTCCACCCATAAAATCTCCGTATAAACGAGTTAAACACCATATTTAAGTCTATGAAAATAAAGGACTTACGCCGATGACGTAAGTCCTTATAAATCAACTACTTACAGAAAATCAGTCGTTTTCGCCCATGAGAATATCGGGACGTTGGATGTATTCGATTGTTAGGTCATCCGCCCACAGAATTCTTTGGTCATCCCATGAAACAACGAATTCTGGCACCATACAACCGTAACGTTGATAGTATGCTTCATACTCATCAAATGATTCGTAGATGTCAAACTTATCATCGAAGATTGGAATACCACCTGACAATTGAACAAGACTTGATTCTAGCTCACCGAACGTCGAGAAATATGTCCCTTGTTCAGCCTCATCCTCTGAGTTTTCAAAAACCCAAACCAAAATGTCTTCTCGTAGTCCTTCAAGAATTGTAAAACTACGTTCTACTTCTTCGAGATTTGCCGCATTTGCAACATCGTCCCATCGTGCAGAAAACTGTTCGAGTAGTTGTTTGAAATTATTGTTCATTGATGTAGTCCACGATCTTTGATTCTGAAATAGTCTTGACCTCGAATGGATCAACACACGTTGATAGATACTTGTTCACTTGAACTTCGGCATCCGTTACAGACACGGCATTTACCATGTATGAACGAGATTGCTTTTTCACCTTACCATTATCGTGGGTGATTTCAAATTGAACTTTTGCTAGATAGAAAGCCATAACTAATCCTTCTTTTTATAAATGTTTGATAAGTACTTTGTATTTAGTTGGTTGGTTCCAATGAGAGAGTGTAATGGGAAGTACCCTTTATGACACCCTACCATATCGTTCTTTGTTCCAATATACAAATTTCCGTCTTCTTCTACAAGATAAACAGGTATAAAGTTTATCTGTAAATCGTTGTACTCGTCGGAATACCGAGCGAATATCTTTTTACCGATTGGAAATTGGTTAGTCTTGGAATGTTGCATAGTCATTGAATTTTGACTGATAGATTGGTTCGAGAGCGAGATACACTTCCCAAAGTTGTTCGAGGAAAAAGTCATTTGCGTTATACGGTGTAAACTCTCCATCAGTGTTCCATTCGTCACTGTTTACAACGGTCATAAGATATACGTCCCGTCCCTTTGTCTCTACACCATAAACATCCACATCTTCGATTGTTACGATAGGTGTTGGTGTATTTGTATCATCGTACTTGTAGAATTCACCACCAGCCTTATTGATTAGGGTGGCCATACGAATGATGATCTGTTCCTTCAACGTCTTCGGTGTGATAATGATAGACGTTACGTGTGATGATTGACTCATCGAGTTACTCCAATAAAAAAGTTGTAAAAGAAAATAGAAAACGGAATTGCTGCGAGTGTAAAGTAGAACATATTACGGAACGACTGCTTCTTTTGTTCGAGTGTCTTGATCTTATTGTAGAGAGCAAGTGAATTACAAAACTCATCCTTTGTGATGTGTTTACCGAATGTTGTGTAAGCATTCGGATCGGCGAGAAATACCTTGTGGATATTTTCTTTCGAGGGTGTCCGTGACCAATTGAATGGTTGTATTCGTCGGACTTTCTTCATTGCGTTACCTTTGAGGTGGTTGATTGATGTAATACAAATGTACGAAAAAAATAGGACAATTCCAAGCGTTATTTCGTTACGTCACGAAAAAGTTGTGGAACAGTTCCGTACTGTGGTAACTTTCCATCCCACTTATCAATCATTTCCTTTTGAACAAGAAGTGGTGTGAGAGATTGTTGCTTCAGACGGTTAGCTTCTGCTTCGGCACGGGCACGAATGATTGTAGATGCAGAATCACCACGAGCCGATTCAATTTGTTTTTGAGCTTCCGCGATTGTTTGTTGCTTCTCATTCTCTGCACGTTGGGCATTCTGAACGGCTGTGATCTTTGAATTGATCGCCTGTTCGAGAGATTGAGGAACTGAAATCTTACCAGCGATTGTAATTTGTTGGATTTCAAATCCTTCCTTACTCAACTGACTAACAAGAACACGACGAACAGAATCTTCATACACCTTACGATTGGAGATGATATGTTCGGCCGTCATTTGACCTGCAACACCGTTGTACGCATTACGAACAGACGTGTAAAGATAACGTGTTTCAAGGTCTTCAAGTGGAAGACGATACTTACGGAAGATGTTTGATACTTCATCGTTACGAACCGAGTAGTTCATACTTACGTCGAATGAAATAGTCATACCGTCGGCGGTGGTACAATGAATTGAATGATCATACACCATTGTACCGTCTTGATCTACATACCGTTGGTACTTGATTTCACGAACATACGTTGGAAACTCATAGACCGCGGTTGTAAACCGATTGTACCACACCATACCTGTTACCAACTCGATGTCTTGGACACCACGATCGGAACCATACAGTTCGACCTTTACACCGGCATGACCGGCATCAATACGTTCGCATCCGAAAAAGATTGAACCAATGATAAGAGTTGCTACGATAGCAATACCTGTGATAATAAGATTACGCATTTTCATTTTCCTTTGTTTGATTGTTAGTACGTGATTCGATAAAACTTTCAACTACCCAACGAACTCCATGATAAACAACAGAACCCGAAGTGATAAACAGGAGAAGTCCTAAAAACATTTGAAACGTTGATGATGGAGATGAGATGACACCTGCGGCATAAGTAAGTGCGTAAATTACACACGCGGTAATGATTGTGCAGAAGGTAAAAATACCGACTGACTTCAAGATTGAATTTGTGTTCATACGAACCTTTCCTTTATAATGTTACCCGAAATAAATTTGAATGCTAGCAGAATCGTCAGTGGCCTTTACGTCATTGTAAGCAGAAAGAATGTCCTCATGGAACTTCCAAATGTCTGCGATATTTTCACGGGCATCTTCGATGGAAATATCTTCTTTCGTTGTCAACTTTTTGATGTTTGGTGCGATCTGTTGGAAAACTTCCGCGAATGCCTTGATAGAATCTTCGGCTTCCATCTTTTGTTCAAGTAGATGTTCACGAAGGGCAGAGTCGTCATCCATGAAGTATTTACACGCAGAGATTCCTCGTTTGATGTCATCCTCTGTAAAGTCCAACGTAGAACCGTCACCCGATACACCTGCGTTTGCACGCGTTGCGTTTGGTAAGATTCCGTAGAACAACCGTTGACGTGATGTGTTGAATGCACCGATTCGGAAGTAGGCAATCTCGTTTTCAGAGGCGTAAAAACTATCATCCGTTGGTGATGACTTTGTTTTGATGTATGCTGAAATATCGTGTCCCATTAGTTTTGTCCTTTTGTAAGGTCTATGATTTTTGTGAGAGAATCTTCCAATGTACCACCGTAAGGTTCAAGCCATGTTGGAACGTTAGTCGGATCAACCGAAAACCACGCGGTCTCCGAACCACGACTACCATTATGTTGTGACCCAATTTTACCGGACTTCCAAAGTTGAATCAAATCGGGTTTTGGAATTACCCAACAATGAACATCATGTGGCGAAAGACCAAGACAAATTGCAAACTCGTAGTTTTGATTACGAAGTTGTTGAAACTTGTAAACACCCGTTTCCCAAAGCGTACTCATCTTTACTTCTGCACGATGTCCTTCAACAATACGATCGGCGTCTGAATCAGGAGAACGTCGAACTTCAAGACCGTTGTCTTTCAACCACCGTTCAACAATCTTTTCACCGATCGCGCCTTTACGTTTAGAAGATTCTAAACGAATCCACTTGAAAGGACTATCTTCCCACACATCCGTATGTTTTGAATACTCTTGTTCAAGATCTTCCGTTATTGAGACAAGATTTTGTTTTTGTCCCATTAGTTTTGTTCCCGTGACGGTGGATTGATAATTCCGTTTTGAATAAGACCATGAGCGGTACGTCCGAACCAACCTTGTAGGTTCCAACACAAACCTGTGTCAACAAGATGTTGCCAAGCAGCAATCAATTGTTCTTCGGATTCAGGTTCTTGGAAACCTTCTGCAACGGCGACTGCGGTGTAGTCATCCATTTCGTACATATCGGTTGCCTTCATTACTTCTTACCCTTTCCTGTTTTTGTTGTAGTTGTTTTTGGTTTGTTTGTACTTCCCTTTGGACGACCACGCTTTCTCTTTTCACCTGTTACGGGATCAATCTTTGGCCCCTTACGTTCAACGGGAACTAACTTGGAAACACACGTTGAACAAACGAACCGAGAAATTTCACCGTCATGGTCGATGTGTGTGTCACAAATTTCACCACCCCAATACGGTGTCTTGTTCTTCTTGTGATTGATACAGTAGATTTGACCACGTTTTACTACTGATTGCTCGAAGTTTGATTTCTTGGAAGTTTTCTTTGTCTTGCGTGTTTTCGTTGTTTTTGTTTTCATTATAGTTACCTTGTGTTATCGATTAGTTAGGTTGCTGAATCCCGATTCGTCAAGCAGGGCGATACCATACTTTTCTTTGTGCTTCCTGTCAACATTCAAGGCATGGAAGATTTCATCCTCATGCCAATTAGTGATTTGATTTAGCACCCAATTCAGCTGCTCACTATACTTCTTGTATAGTTTAGGACTAGTGATCGCCATCTCAGCAGCCATGATCATAAGTGCATCATACTTACGACGCACCTCGATCGCCTCCATATCCCATTCAGAAAGTTGTTCCATTGCGGTGTTCCTTGTGTGTTATTGATTGAGGTTAGCTAATCGAACTACCATTGACTACATGATTGAGAACGGTTCCATCTAGCAGGTTGATACCATACTTGTGCTTATACTCGTTGACAACGTTCCATGCGTGACCAAGTTCATCCTCTCGTGAGAACGATACTTCTTCGTCCACCCATTTCAATATTTCACTATACTTCTTGTATAGCTTAGGGTCAACCGCTTTCATTTCATTCATCATGTTCGTGAAGATCATATACTTGCGGTTGATCTTGATTGCTTCAATATCCCACTCTGAGAGTTGTGGTTGTGATTTTTTCATTACGGTGTTCCTTGTGTGTTTGTGTGAAAATTAGACGTATTGAACTACACGACGTTGTTTGTGTTGTTGACGTGAACGAATTGTCTTTCGGTACAAGTTAACATAATGGTCGAACGTATCAATATCCAATTCGTAAATTCTTTTGTTTACTACAAGACAACCACGTCCGTCGAATGTGTGTGAAGAGTTACGACGGAAGTAACCTGTATTTGGGTTCCAACGATATACAGAACCCGTGACCGCATCAAAGAAAATAGAAGTACCCCTTGTATTCACACCAAGATAGTGAATGTGAGAATCAAGTTCTTCGATGGAGAACGGGAGATTAGGAAGTGTTTTCATTGTGTTATCCTTGTGTGTGAAAATTACAGAGAAGATTGAAAAACTTTTTGAGCCATGGCATAGACGAAATCTACAACAACCTTGTTACCCATCTTTTGAACTTCGATGAGTTGACCCTTCTCGTTACGGAATGTTGCGGTCTTTGTCATACGATTGTACTCACACAAGAATCGACGTTGTTCGTCGTTGACGATTGACGTAGGACGGAGGATCATGTGATACGTCGTCACGGTATCACGTTTACGGTCACCAACCTGCTTCTCGGCAGTGTGAAGGTAGAACGACGAAAACTTGGTGTTTTTCATGGGGATTGTCCCGATTTGTGTGGAGAATTTCAATACACAAATCTACGGCATATATCCGAAATATCCAAGCAAAATCGGTCGGTGTGGATAACTTTTTAAGTCTATGAAAATAAAGGACTTACGCCGATAAACGTAAGTCCTTATAAATCAAGGGGTTACAACGATTTTACTGTAAGTCCAATAAAATAAGGGGGTTACACTTGTGTTCAACGGTTATACCGTTCCTCTTCAAGTTCTGTTATGGTCTTACGTTGAAAGTAAACTACCACAGATAACGCAATAATTGTGAGAGATTTCAGTATCGAAATTACGTCACCTATCATTTCACTGTACATATGTATTCTCCTTTTCCTTTTGTTCCACACGTTGAAGATAATCTGTCAGTACAATCTCGTGTTTCTTTTTCAACTTATCATCTGAAAGTGAGATTGCAAATTGTGCAGACTTGATTACATCCCGCATACAATACTCATTGATACTTTGAATGTTGTGGTCATCCCAAAAGAGATGACATACTTGACGGCCGTCCACACCTTCTTCTTTTGAAGAACCAACACCCATCATTTCACAAGCAGACGAGAATCCACTCCAACCGTTTGCACCTGTTCCACTCCACCAGTCCATCAATTCTAAATTTTTCAAATCCCACGGCTTGAGACCAACGTTCACGAGAGTAGCCTGTGGGTAAAGTCCGTTTGCAAGAAGACGACGGTATAGATACGGAATATCAAACTTATTGATATTGTAACCACCAAGTGAACGACGTTCTTCTCCAAACAATTCGTAAAGATATTCATTGAATGGAATGATAATATCCCTGTCTGCATTCTTCTTATCTTCAATGGATTCATATTCTTCCCATGATGAGAAACCGAATGTACGATCGTCCCACTTCTTTTCCGTTGGATTCCAAATACGAGAACAGATAGATACAATCTGTCCGTGTTCAGGAGACAACATTGCACGATCTGCATATACATCTTCTACACGAAAAGCATTCCATTCGTTTTTCATACGAATTTGACCTTCAAAGTCTTTCGCTGAATAAGGTTCTTTTTCCTTATACTCTTCCCAAGTCTTGTATCGAGTCGTAGTCTCAATATCAAAAAAGAGGGTATTTAGAATTTGATTCTTTGAAATCATTTTGTGTCCTTTCGCCGTGAGAAGAAATCAATAAACCGTTCAACAATCCATCTTGTAATATACAACGTTCCTCCAAGAATTACAAGAAGAATAAGTGAAATCAACATTACTCTCATCAGTCCCATTACGGCAACTCCATGTTTAGAGTTTCCAATACAACCTTTACAACCTTATCACGCTCACGTTTACCTTCACCACCCGAAACAACTACAGTGTATTCGCCGTCCGTCAGGAAGTTCGGTTGTGACCCATATGTCCACCGTGTCGAGGGACGTTTAGGTGGTGTGGGTGTCGGCAACCATGGCATCCCCTTATTTACTTGGTCGAACCTCTCAACGATGACATCACCACTATAACCTACGGTGAGAACGTGACCAAACGGGTCGCCGTCTTTTATTGTCGGTTCTCTATCGGTTATCCATTGTACCATGACTTGAGTTACTCCTATACTTTGAAAGTACCACGTCATACTCGACTCGCATCTCGTTTCAACATCATTACTTCATCTTCTAAATCGTCTATTCTATTTTTCAACTTCGAGAAGTACCACCATCCCGAAATAAACATAATCAGTTCAATCATCTCTTCCTCTTTCTATCATTCCACACGATGAAACAAATTGTTGCGAAAAAAGCAACACTCACTATCGCGACTAATTCATTCTCGTTCATGTTATATCCCCTTTGTGTTTTGACGAATTTCATTCAAGGTATACCGACGGATGATTTGTCCGTCTGTCATGATTTTACCTTGTTCAGTCCAATGAATGTTATTGATTGTATTTTGTGAATCATCTCTACCATATCAAATTCAGTTACTACGGGAGATCCTTTCATGACGTTTTGGATTCCGTTTAGAGTTATCAGAAGTTCCGCCTTCTCCTCCTTCAATCTCTGAATCTCTAACGAAATATCTGCAAGTGCATTCTCTACTTCTTCTTGGGAAGGACAGATAACCTCGGTTGATTCGTAGTGATGTTGAATCGCTTTGTCAATGATGAGTAAGTTGTAGGTTGTCATTATTTCTTACCTGTTGTATTTTGATTACAGGAACACCGGGATTGAGATTCCTGTTGATTGTTACATTGTCCGAACATACCCGTACCGATTGCCATCGCGGCAGAGAAGGCAATACATATTCCGAGGACGAAGAGTCCATATACGATTCGTTGGGTTTTCCTTGTCATTGATTTTCTTCTTCCTTTTGTTCTTCTATATCTGTAATGATTGAACTAATGTCTGATATGGTTTCGGGAGTAAGGATGTTATACACATCATATCCTACTTTGATTTGAGTGTCAATATCTTTCAAGATAGAAAGCATCAATTCGTTTTGTTCCTTCAAATTTTCAACAATGTCTTCGTATTCGGATGTTGCATCCGCAACCCCACGAGAGTAAAAGTCACGTAGAAGATTATCTAATACGTCTTGTGCCTTATTTTTCTGTTCGTCTGTCATTCCTTATCTCCTTCTACGAGAGCGATTGCTTCTTCAATCTCAAAGATAGCTCCGCCAAAATCGTGATCGTGGATCATTGAGTGCACAGTCCTCAACACATCCATCATCTCTTTGTTATGATCCTCTAACTTCTTTACATCTTCACACTTTACCCAATCGCCGTTATCGGATTCCTCGATTTGTAAACGTTCTTCCCACCCGTCATTATTCCATGTG